CGCGGCGTGTCACCGGCTTCGTCGTCGATGCGTCGCCGGGCTTTGACCTCTCCGAGCCTGCCCGTGAGCCGGTCCTTGACTGCGCCCATATCCTCACTCGCTCAGCCGTTCTGGTCGCGCGACTTCACGCCCGTGCGCGCGCTGCTGGTGCGTCGAGAGCCCCTGGCGCGTCTGGAACTCCTTCCCGCACTCGTCGCATCGGAAGGCATACGAGATGCCACCCGCAGTGACGCGCCCGGCACCCGGCTCGTCCTCGCCACCGGTGCTCGCTTCTTTCGTCTCCAGTGGCCCTGCCGGCTTCGTCTCGGACGGGCCCGCCGGCTTGACCTCGCGGGCCAGGCCGCGCTGGATCAGCAGGCGGGCGCGGGCCGGGGGTACCGGGATCCGGCCCCCCCGGCGCACGAACCCCTCCTCGCCGCACTACGTGCGCCCGACCTCGCGCTCGAACATCCGTCCCGCCTCATCACGCCGCCGGTGGGTTGTCGAAGACGCCGCGGACGAACGCCTCGGGCCGGTAGACCGTGAGCGCAATCCGCTCCTCGGCGAGGATGGCGTAGAGGTTCCGCGTGAAGTAGTCGGCATGGCTGTCCGAGATCCGGATCGCCGCCTCCTCGCGGTCCCAGATGGCCGCACCGAGGCTGAACGCGCCGGTTAGGAACTCGCCCTCGTTGATCGCGGTCGTCTCGACCACGGGGACGCGCCAGAGTCGCGGCACGCCACCGTCCTCGACCCTGACCCAGATGTAGTGCTGGTCGGAGCCCTTGAGGAGCTCGATGTCTTCCCAGTCGTTCGGGTGCAGCACCAGGCCAGTCACCGGGTACTCGGCGACTCGTGCCTTCGTCATCGCGCGGCGGATCGCGTCGACCTTGGTATCGCCGGGCTGTCCCTGTGACCAGCTGTACGTCTGGATGTCCGGATCGGTCATGATGCCGGAGAGGTTCGGGCCCGTGCCGTCGCCGTACAGGATCTGCCGGTCTTCTGTGAGCTTGAGCCCGACGATGAGCCGGTTCTCGATGTAGCTCTGGAGCTGTGCCGCGTCTGCGATGATCTGGCGAGTGACGGGCAGGTAATGAGCGATCGTCTTCACTGAGGTCGAGACGATCTCGAAGCTGAGGCTCGACTCCGGCTTCGCAGCCCCCTCGGCGACCGGGGCAGCGGCATTGGTGAAGCCTGTCTCGCGGACGAACTCGATGACCCCGGTCGTCGTCCGGTTCACCGGGAGGAGGTCGCGAATCCGCTGGACACGGTCGGGGAGGGCGATGAGCTCAGCGAGACGCTCCGCCGGGAACAGGTAGGCAGGCACGGTACCGAGCGGGCTCGTCAGTGTGGCCTTCGTGAAGAACGACTTCACCGGGAAGGGGGCTGAGAACCCGGTCATTCCTCCCTCGAGGTACCGCTTGTAGGCATCCGACTCGACGAAGCGCTCGCCGAGGCTCTTGGCGTCCGTGTAGCCGACCACTGGCCGTGCGTGTTGTGCCTCGCTCGCGTCGAGCCGTGTCCGGACAGCCTGGAGTTCCTGCGCGAGCTCGTCGAGCCGCTTGGTCGCCGCGTCGAGCCGCCGCCCGGTCTCCTCGCGGGCAGCACCGAGCGTGCGGATCTCGTGTTCCTGGCGTTCGACGAGCGTCTTCACCTCTCGAAACGCCTCATCGAGGTACCGGGCAAGTTCTCGCAGTTCCACTGTTACACCTCCGTGTGCAAGGATTGGGTGACGCTCCGGAGCTCGCGGAGCAGCTGCTCCTTGCGAGCCCAGGTCGAGAGTTGCTCGAGTGCTGCGAGGAGCTCGCTCGCGCCATCCGAGTGAGCAGAGCCCGGCTCGGCTCGGCAGCACGCACAGGCCTGAGTGCGCTCCTTGCGCGGCTCGGCGAGTGCGAGGAGTTCCTCGAGCACCTCGACAGCTTGCTGGAGTGCCTCGATCGCGTTGCGGACCCGCTGGACGTTGGCTTGTGACAGCACCCGTCCTTCCTTGAACTGGGGCTGTGACGGGTTCCGCCGGTGCTCGCCCGGCCACATCCCAGTGCACTGGTAATGGAGCCAGGCGCAGAACGCAGCCTGGTCGGTGGGATCGAAGTCTCCGAGGCTCGACTCCATGCAGCGGGTGAAGAGACCGGGGTCTGGGCCGAAGTAGTTGCACAGCCCCTCGAGCAGCTGCGGCGGCATCTGCTTCGGCGAGACGGTGAGCGTTGTGAGGCCCTTCTCGCGCATCGCCTTCGCCGTCGCCGGGCACAGCCGCTCGACGGACTCGAGCGAGAGCGTGACCGTCCCGCCGTGCTTCTCGAAGAGCTTCTGCACCTCGCGTTCCCAGTCGACCGACCGCTGGCCCGGCCACTCGCCCGTGATCTGGTAGTGGAGCCAGGCGCAGAACCCCTCGGGTGACTCCTTGTCCTGGTTGCGGCGCACGCAGTCCTCGAAGTCTTGGTATGGCCCGAACGGTTTCCCGGCGGGTGGGAGCAGCGAGCTGGCGATCCGGTCGAGCCGCTCCGCCTCGCGGCGCCACTGGTCAAGGGCGATCTGGAGCAGGTGTGGCACCTCGTCAGACTCGAAGTGCCCGTTCTTGAGCGCTTTCTCGAAGCGAGCGATGCGCTCTTTCAGCGAAGCCGCGGAAGGCGTACCCTTCACCCCGACCACGCGAGCGACATCGAGCGCGGCGAAGGTGACGAACGAGTACTCCCAGAGCCTGACTTCCTTGAGTAGCCGCTCCCCTCGCTCACCACGGGCCGTCTTGATCGGGTCGTAGCCGATCGAGAGCTCGGTGATGATCCCGTCCTGGACGAGGGAGAGGACGTCGCGCGCGATGGGTGTTCGTGCGAAGAGCGTCTCAGTGTACAGGCCATGCGCATCTTCGAGGATTTTCAGGGGACGCCCGACTGGCCAGGACGGCTCGTGCTGGTACAGGGCCTTGATCCGGTTCTTGCCGGACGGTCCCCACTCGGCGATGGTCTTCTGGAACGCGCCAGGCTCGACGACGTCTCCCTGGTCATCGAGCACGCCGAAGACGGACGGGTAGGCGATCACGATCCCCTGCGTAGGGTCGAGATCCTTGACCGCCTGCGGTGTGAGCTTGAACTCCATGCCTTCCTCCTTCAACGGACGATGCTCTGGGCGACGACACAGCGGCAGTTGACGACCTCGCTTGCGTCCGTCGCGTCAGGATCGAGTGGGTACAGCAGGCCATTCGAGAAGCGGTCCTCCAGCCCGACGGTCTCGCCATCGAGCTGGCGGTGCGACTCGCGCACGTGGTCGTCTCGGGACGAGATCCAGGTCTTGACGATCGTCATCTGAAACTCGTCCCGCGCCTGCCGCCCGGCCTCCTGGACGGCGAAGTTCATGGCCGACCCAGCTTCGGTACGGGCGATGCGGTACGAGCGCGGCACGTCGATCTCGCTGTCGTCCGGTGGCTCGGCCCAGCGCTCGTACGTTTCGCGGATCCGGCGAGCGATCTCGCGCGTGTCCTCGTTGGCAAGTAGCCCTTCGGTGATCGCCGCGCCGATCGCGCGCCGTGTGGCCTCCGTCAGGTAGCTCACCTTGAGCGCGGCGTACCGGGAGGCCCATGTCTTGATGCGGTCGCTGAGAGCGCGGAACTTGCGGGCAGCAGGGGCCGCTTTGACCGCCTGCGCTTGCAATCGCTCGAACTCCTCGCGTCCCCAGTGCTCGATGGTGGCGAGGTAGGCAGCCTCGAGGAAGGCACGCCATTCCGTGGCCGCGGCATCGATCGCGGCATAGGCAGCGGCCTCTCCGCCTCTCGCGAACGCGCGTGCGACGACCTGCCCTTCAGCGAGGAACTGTTGCGCGATGCGGTCCGCGAGATAGCGTTCCCAGCGGCGCCGTGCCGTGTCGCGCTGCCTCCAGAACGCCGCCTTGCGCTCCTCCGGCCACTCGCTCGCGAGGTCTGCCTTGAAAGACCGTGGGCCGGTCGCGAGCATCACGGTTGGACCGAGTGAGGGCTGGTCGCCCCACGGGACGTTGTCGAACCCGAGCCCGAGGCGCTGGTTCACCTGGTTCAGGGTGTAGCCGAGCCGTACGAGCCGTTCAGCGATCTCGACCTTGGTGCCGAAGTCCTCCTGGAGCGCGGTCACACTCGAGATGTCGTAGACGACGCGGAGCTTCGGCGGGGCTCCGGGCTGCCTAGCCTCGGGGTCCCAGTACGGCACGAGGACGGCATTGAACGCCTCGGCCAGGTCGTCGAGGAAGGGCAGGAAAACGTCCTGCCAGACCATGCGGACGGCAGTTTCGAAGTTGCGGTACGTCCCCTCGCCGGTCAGGACGACGAGCGGGATACCCATCGCAGCGGCAATCTCCTCACGGGTGAGCCGCCGGGAGTTGAGCCAGTCGAGCTCGGCAGCCGTGGTGCCGACCTCCTGGATCTCGCCGGGCATGGAGGCGAGGAAGATGCCACGCGCGTTGTCCGGCCCCATGTGCTGCTCGCGCAGCATGCGGCGTGCTTCTTCCCACTGCTCGCGCGTGAGCGGCTGCGAGGGGAAGTAGATGAGGTCCTTGACCGTGCGGTTCTGGAGGGCGGTAAGGTTCCAGTGCACGGCGGCCGTGTCCGTGTCGACCACCTTCGCTGCTGCCTGGAGCGGTGAAAGCCCCCAGTAGGGGTTCGCCGGATCGACGAACTGCAGGTGGATGACCTCTTCTGGCGGGAACGCGTGCACCTGCCCAGACGGGTCGCGGTACTCGTAGTGCGAGAGGAAGCGGCTCGGATCAGGGACCGGCTTGACGCGGTCAGGAGAGAGAGGCCAGATCTCGACAGGTGTACCGCGCACGAGGACGAGCTTGCCGAGCGCGTTACCACCGAGCCAGAGATGGTAGACCCACCGCTCGCGGAGATCCTGCCCCGTCATGAACGGGTTCGGCTCGTTCAGCAGCACGGCGAGGGGGTGACTGGGGTCTCGTTGCCAGGTCCCTCCTGCCTGCAGGACCTCGACGTGCCAGGGCACCCGGGAGACGTTCGTCGCGATGCGGCGGACCGCAGCGTAGACCCAGACACTCGCCTTGAGCCCATGTTGAATGGCACGCTCAGTGCTCCAGTCGGAGGTGATCGGCCGTCCAGCTTGCCAGCCCGAGACCAGCGGAGGCCGCTCTCCTCCGGTGTCTCGCTTGATCAGCGTGGTGAGCCAGCGGCGAACCATCCTTATACCCGCCCGAACAGGAATACGGGACGCTGAGTCGGTGCCCAGAACGCCAGGGCGAGCGCGTCGGCCCGGTCCGGAGACGGGAGGCCGCGCGCGCGGAGCTGCTCTTTCGACTCGATCCGGATCCGGCCGCGACTGTCGACCGTGTAGCGACGGGTCGCGAGCTGGCCGATGAGGTCGTCGTCGCGGGGGATCGAGATCGATCCCTGCTCGAAGAGCGTGCGGAGCGTGCCCCACAAGAGGGACGGGAAGTCGGCGTAGTGGTCGTCTCCGCCGCCCGCGAACGTCACCGGCACGACCTCGATCGGGAGCTCCCGTTCGAGCTCGCGGAGGCCGTCCGTCACGCCGCCACCGACGCCCGTGTCGTCCACCTTGACGCGCACACGCTCCGTGCCGGTCTCGTCGCGCAGGCGGCGGACGGCCTGGACGACGAGCCCGACGACCTCAGTGACCGCCCGCTGGCGGTAGGCGAGGAGCCAGAGGGCACGGAGCCCCTGCCTGGCACAGATGACGGTCTCCGAGCTGCCGTAGCGGGCGACGTCGACGCCGATCTCGACCGGTCCGCCAGGCGGGACGTCCCGCTCGACGGCTGCCTCGACGAGCTCGAGCGGGATGAGCGTGTCGTCGCTTCCGAGTGGGAACTCGCCGAGCACGCGGACGCGGTACACGTCGGAGTCGCATCCCCACTTCGCGGCCATCTCCGCGACCCAATCACGAGAGACGCGCGGCGAGTCCTCGGCGCTCACGTGGAACGTCTTCCAGAAAGCGCGGTGCCGGTGGAAGGCTTGATAAAAGCCGCCGGAGCGCCGCGTCGGGTTCCCGACCGCGAGGACGACCGCCCCGCTCGTCGTCCGGGCGCCGTCGATGACTTCCCAGGTGTAGTCGGGGATCCCCGATGCCTCGTCGACGACATAGAGGAGGTGGTCCGCATGGTACCCTGCGAGCCGCTCCGGCTGGTTCGACGAGCGGGCGACGGCGAACCAGGACTTCTCTGCGCCGCGCAGCGCGATACGGGTTGCGGTGACCTCGAAGAGCGAGCGGATCGGGCTGCGCTCGATCCACTTCGCGATTTCCGGCCAGAGGATGTCGAGGAGCTGGTGCTGCGTCGGCGCGGTCGCTGGCACGCGGGCATGCGGGAAGCAGGCGAGCTTCCAGATCACCGCCCAGGCAGCGAGCGCGGTTTTGCCGACGCCGTGGCCCGAGCGGACGGCGACGCTCTTGCCGCGTGCGAGCGCGTCGAGGGCAGCAGCCTGCCATGGGTCAGGCGTCGCGCCGATGAGGTCCTCGACGAACTCGACAGGCCGGTCAGCGTAGTGGTCGATGGCGAGTTCAAGCTTCGTTGCGACCATCGAGCACGAGACTCCCGAGTTCGTCGTCGCTCGATTTCCGACGGAACAAGTGAGCGAAGCGCGCGAGGTTCACCGCTGCGGCGATGAAGACCGTCGAGACGAGGTCGTCGCCGAGCACGTCGGTAACCGAGACGCTGTGCCCGCCAGGCGACCAGAGCTGGCCGTACTGCGAGATCTTGAGCAGGTAGTTGTGGTCGATCGAGACGACGTACGGGCGTGCCGCGCGCCAGTACCGGTACTGGTCCTCTGGCGACCCACCGAGGAGGTGGATCCGCCGCCCGAAGAAGCGCTCGATCGGGAGCGGCGTGCCGCCGTGACTCGTTGGGATCGAGTAGCCGAGGACGTATCGCTCCGGGATCTCGTCGAGGCAGTCGTACTTCGGGATGACGATGACGTGCTCGGCGTACTCCTCGAGCTCCTCCGCCCAGCGCAGGATGGTGTCGAGCGGGTAGTACGGGATCCCGGCGTCTCGACACTGCTCGCGCGACATGACGTCGCGCACCGTCGCGTACTTCGGCCGGTACCGCGCGACGGCCTCGAGGTGGCGGGCGTGGTCGTAGTTGCGGTAGTCGCAGTCGACGAAGGCGACCTCGTGGCCACGCAAGCGACCGGCCTGATAGCACACGGGTTCCGACGACTGGACCCCATAGCGAAAGCCGTACTTGACGGCGATGCAGCAGACGACGAACCCCGCCCCGTACGTCACGATGACGTCGAGCGTGTCGGGAGGGGCCTCGGTCGTGTCTTCGTCTCCTATTTCCTCGAGGTCGACCGGACCGCCGGCGAGCAACTTCTGCTCGAGGCGAGCGAGCAGTACGTCGAGCTCCGCGCGGTCGAACCCGGTCAGATCGAGCGCTCCGGCGTCGTCGAGCTCTTCGAGGAGCGCTGCGAGCATCGCCTCGTCCCACTCGCCCTGGATCTTGTTGAGCGCGACGTTGAGCGCCTTTTCCTTTTCGAGCGGGAGATCGACGACCGAGACGTCGACCTCTTTCACGCCCCGCTCGAGGAGCACGCGCAGGCGCTGGTGCCCGCCGACGAGGTGACCGGTGCGGCGGTTCCAGAGGTACGTGACCTGTTCGTCGCGCCGGTAGATCGGCTGGAACTGCGGCGCGCTCTGGCACGAGAGCGGCATGGTCGGGTAGAGCGCGCAGCCGAGCACGCGCAGGTCGCCACCGCGCCCGGGCACGAGGAAGAGGCACCGCCCGTCCCGCCAGTTGTCGGCGACGGTCGCAAGCGTCACGCGCCGCCCGTTCACGGTGACCGTCCGCTCGCGGAAGTGCCGCTGGAACTCCGGCGGGAGCGCGGCGCGTTCCGACGGCAAGAGGTCGAGCGAGAACGGGAGGCAGCAGGCAGCGCAGCCGGCGGCGCAGGCGAACCGCCGCCAGAACTGTGGCCCGATGCGGATCTCGCGCGGTGGCCCCGGGAGCGGCTTCCCGTTATAGGTGACCGGTACGGTCGCGAGCGCAGCGAGCTGGCGGACGACCTTCTCGGCCGAGTCCGGGCACGAGACGGTCACTCGCCGGGCTTCGCGACCCGTCGTTCCCAGGCGCGGATGACCGCGTCGATCCACGGGTGCCGTTCCTCGGTGATCGTCTCGGGCTCGCCGCGGGAGATCCGCTCGAGCTTCGCGGCCTCGATGAAGTAGCGCAGCACGTCGCCTGGCGAGAGCTCGGATGGGTCGAGCTCGCGCAGCCGCTGGAGCGCCTTGGTCTGCAGCGCGACCGCCTCCTGGGCGTGCCGGCGCAGCATCTCCTCGACCGCCTCACGCTGGGCTTCGCGCCGGAGGCGATCCTGCTCGTCGTCCCAGGCGAGCGCCCGGTCGACCCAGCGGTAGCGCCGCGACCACTTCTCGATCGTCGCCGGAACCTTGAGGCGTCCCTTCTTGTCCTTGCTCCTGCCGTAGCCGAGCACCTCGGCGACCCGGCGGAGCGAGCGCTCTTTCGGCGACAGGTCGCGGTAGATCGTGAAGGCGTGATACGCCTTCGCCGGCTCGCCGGGGAGGCGTTCCCAGGGCTTCGTCTCGGTCATGCCACCGCCTCGCGCCAGATCGTCCGCGTGAGCACGAACGCCCAGACTGCCCCGCCGAGTACCTTCGCAGCGAACTCGCTCGCGGTCACGAGCGGCACGATGCTCCCGAGCGCGACGGTCGGCCAGACGAGGCTGTCGGTGAGCGCGCCGGCCAGGTTCGAGCGCAGGACGCGCTCGAGGCGTGGTCGCTGGCGGGCGAGCGCCCAGACGGCAGCCGCGGCGAGGCCTGACGCGCCGGACGCGGGCGACGCGGCGACCGCGATCCGGCCCGCCGCCCCGTCCGCCGCGCCCGAGAGGAGGCCTCCGGCCCCGATGAGCGCTGCCATGCGCGGCCAGAGGCTGCGGCCCTCCCACCGCTCGTGCAGGGCATCGCGCACGACCAGGTCGACGGCGATCAGCGAGAAGCAGACGAGGACGTCGACGGCGAGGAAGGTCGAGAGCGGTGCGCCAGCGACCGCCGTCATGGCCAGGTTCGCCGCCACGACCGCAGCGAGGTAGGCGAGGCAGTAGACCGCTGTCAACGGGAGTTACTCCCTTCCTGGGCAGACGATCCGATTCTACACCCAGGATAGCACGTTTAGTTCACTCTCGTCCAGTCTCTGTCGGGTAGCGTCTCGGACAGGAGTGGAAGGAGGAAGCGGTAGGCCTCGATGCACCGGCGATAGACGGTCGAGTAACCGAGGTCGAGGTCGAGCGCGGCGAGGGCGCGGCGGGAGGTGAGCGAGAGCTGGAGGCGGGCACGTATCTCGCGAAACCAGGCCTGGTCACTCGTGTAGTCGGCGTGCGAGGGGTCGGGGTACGGGATGCAGTGCACGAGCTTGATTACGAGCCAGAGCTGCTCGCGATAGGAGCGGAGGACGACGAGCGCACGGTCGAGGTCGGTGCGCTCGATGACGGCCCGCTCGAAGCGCGCGGACGCTCGCCGGCGTGGCTCGTCGCGGGCGATGACGAGGCCTGGGTGCGACGTGCGGTCGAGCTCGTGGTAGCGCTCGAGCAGGGCCTCGACGTCGTCGATCTGCACCGTCCCCTCCTTACCCGACGAGGATCCGCAAGGCCGTGCACGCGCGCGTGCCACGCTCGCGGCAGAGGCCATACCAGTAGTACGCCTCGTTCTCGTTCTCCGTGAGGAGATGCAGCCCGCGGGCGACGCGTTCGAGGCGCTCGACACTCTCGATGGGAGAGAGCGCGAGCGCGTAGAGCGCGAGGCGCACGCCGAGCGGCTCGGGGACCAGAGACGGTTGCGAGTTTTCCGGGAGCGTGTAGCCGGCGCGTTCGCAGTCCATTGCGAGGTACGGGCGTGCCACGTCGAGCGCGAGGCCTTTCAGCGTGCCGATGCGCTCGACGACGCGCGACTTCCCGTCGCGCCGTGCCTCGAGGACGTCGATCCGCGTGACGGTGCCGTGGTCGCGCTCGACACGCACGAGGAACGTCATGCGTCACCTCCTCCGAGCGGGCCGAACCACTCCTCGAAGTCCGCGAGCCGCAACACGACCAGTGCGTCGCGGTAGCGCTGGCCGTGCTCGTGCAGGACGGCGACGGGGAGCTGGCCGGGCTGGGCGGCGGCCCGGGCCTGGGCGAGTGCGGAGAGAAGCCAGCGGGGGAGAGACCGGCGGTGCTTGACCTCCCTCGCGAGCCCCCGGTGCACCACCCCCCGCGGGCCCGGCCCCCCCCCCACCCGCACGCCCTCGCCGCCGCGGCGGGCCGCGACCCGCCCCTCCGCGCCCCCCCCGCCCGCTCCCCCCCCCCCCCACCCTTCAGGGGCGG